GGCCGCCAAAACTGGTAGCCTGAAACAGAAAAGCCGCAAACCTTGCGGGGTGCGGCTCTGCGCCGCGTGCCTTCGGACTCTCACATCCGATCAGCCCTTTTTTTGAGCTGACCGGCGAATGATACTGCATGCGTGCGCTCAGTCCCATGCTGGCACCTCATCCATTTCAATCGGGGGTGGGGGTGGTGGTACAACGGGCGCTGGTGCTGCTTGCGCAACCTCCAGGCTACGCAGGTAGCCGCGAGGCCTGACGCGGCCCAGAGTCCACTTATGTGCCTCAAAGCCAAGCATCTTCATCGCGTTACCCACGCTGCGCTGCATCGTTCCCGCCCGGTCCACCTTGCCCACATCAATGTGCAAGGCCTTCACCAACAGCTCATGCGTGCTGAAGAAAACCCGGTCGCAGTTCTCCTGCGGCAACCCCTTGTCGGTCAGGCACCCGTCATAGTGCTCCACTATTTCATCCGAGTTGATGTAGCGTGACAGCGCGTCATGCCACACATCAACAAACTTCCACTTCTCCTGTTCGGGGAAGAACAGCCGTTTCTCTTCATCCTTGGTCGGATGCCGCCTGGCTCCCGACTTGTAAAAATGCACCGCTTCAGCCAGCAGCTGAGCCCGCATGGCCATCATCTTGGCCACATCGATGTCAGCACAATGCACCACCCAAAAGCGGCGGTCCCCCGTGGCGTCACGCAAAAACTCACCCTGGTTGGTGTCGCCGGTCAGCACGCAATTGCGGGGAAAGGCCCGAAACCCCTTGGCATACGGTGGCCGGAACCGGTCAGTGCGCTCAGTAATAAAGCCCTTGATGGCCGTGCTCTCAGACCGGCTCAAGGCATCCAGCTCGTTAAAGTTGAAAATCAAGCACCCCTGCAGGGCCTGCAGGGCATCCTTGTCACCAATGCGGAACGACCCTGCACCGTAATAATCACCACCCAGCACCTGCAGCACACTGCTCTTGCCCGCACCCTGCGCACCCTGCAACACCAGCATGTAGTCCATCTGGCACCCGGGTTCAAACACCCGAGCCACCAGCGACAGCAAAAAGAACTCACTGACCATGGCCACGTATTCAGACTGGGCAGCACCCAGGCAATCTGACATCCAGGTGCGGCACCGTGGCACGCCATCCCAGGGCACGGCTTCCAGATCCGTCTTCACCGGGTTGTAGGCGTTGTCGTGTGCCGACATCAGCACGGCCTGCTCAATCGTCACCGGGTTGCCTACGATCAGCCCGTGTCGACTGGCCACATACTCAGCCAGGCGAATATCGTCCAGAGTCTCTCTCCACTCCCCAGCACGGCCACCCCAGGGCGGCACACGCACCTTGTCAATCTTTTGGCTGAATTCGTTGTAGCGCACCAGCTCGCGCAGGGCAATGTCTTCACGCAGGGCAAAGTACACGTTTTCACGAATGCCCTTCACTTCCCACTTTTCAGTCAGGTATGGAAAGTTCAGACGCGCAGACCCACTGCCACCATCCCCCCCATGGCCACCGCCAGGCCCATTGGGCCCACCTTCGCCGGGAGGCTTGGGAATCGATTTTTTTTGGGCTGGCGGCTCGGGCTCTGCCATCAGCTGCTCTCTCGCCACCGCCAGGCCTTCGGCCACGTGCAGGTCGTTAAAGTCTGTCAGATCTTCAGCACGGCCCGCAAAGCGCGGCAGCAAAACATGCCCGCCGTAGCGCTTGGCTGCAGCAAACGCCTTGGCCCGGCCAGCGTTCTCAATACGCAGCAGCTGCGTGGTGCCATCCACCGTGAGAGAGCCTTCGATGTAATACACATCGCACTTATCTTTGGCCCAGCGGGCTTTCAGATCCACCACCTTGCCATCGGGCAGATCCCAATGCATGTCGCGCAGGCCACCGGCACTCTTGGCAAAGTCTGCCTGCCTGGCACCCACACCATGATGCTGCAGCCGCTCGCACAGGCGGCGCACCAGGTGGCTGTCATCATCGGCAAAGAACACAAAGCGCTTGTCGGGGTACAGCTTGCGCCAGGCGGCCACCACCAGCATGATGTTGCCTGCATCAAAGCAGACCACCACCGGCCAGGCCGTGGCCATGTGCCCACTGGCACAAGTGGCATAGCCTTCGCCAAACGCCACCGGCATGTCATCAGCCAGATCACCAATCAGGTGAAAGTGCCCTTCTTTGACCGTGCCAGTGCCAAACACCTTGCCACCCTCACGGTTGATCCACTGCAGCCCATGCAGATCGCCCGCCAGGTCCACCAGAGGCACTACCACCGAGCCAAACGCAAACCGCACCCCATAGGCCCCCACCTGCTTGCGCTGCAGGTACTCACTGGCACCCTCAGTGCGGGCACGCGCCCACAACTTGCCAGACTTCTCAACACAGGCCGCTGCGGCCGCACGCCGGTCGTCTTCAGCCTCTTTGTCCAGCGCCTTCTTGCGCTCCAGCCAGGCGGTCTTTTCAGCGGGCGACCATTCAGCCTGCGTGGGCTCCACCGCCCAGTGTTCATCCCGAATGCCGTAGCGCCCCACCACATACACCTTGCCGGTCTTGGGGCTGGTCCACTCGTGCAACACCGCCCAGGCGTTCTTCTTCTTGGGCTTGCGCGCATCGCCCGCCCAGGTGATCTTCTTGCCATCGGGGAACAGATCCTTGGGCGGCTCTATGCCACGCTCGCGCATCTGGTCTATGACATCTTCAATGGAAAGTGCCAAACGCCCCCCCCAGCCGCAGAGGGCACTTGTCCAAACCGGCAGCACCACCACCGGTGGTTTGACTATTGGTCATAGTCTTGTTTTGGTTACCGTGCCCACTGGCCTCACAAGCTGGCACCCTTGAGGCCAGCCACCAGCCCCGCCAACTCTGCGCTCAAAGACTCCACACGGGCCAGCGCCCTGATCTGGCGGCTCTTGTCGCTGCACAGGAATTTGGCCGCCAGGTACTCAATAGCCGCCGTGTCACCCGTGACGTGCATGTAATGCTCAAGGTCATCCACGTTAAAGCGCTGCGTGTCACCGTCCCCAGGGCTGAGCTTGCGCGACAAAGTGCTGGGGCTCAAGTCCATGTCACCCGCAATCGTCTTGGCTGGCTTGGCCTGCACCTGCACGCGGTGCGCCAGATAGTCACGCAGCGTGCGAAAGCGCTCAGGCAGCGCGGGCTCAAAGTTCAGGGTCAATTGGGAGTCTGGAGCAGATGGCATTACGTGTTGCGGTCTGTTGCCGTCTCAAAAAGGTTTAAAAAAATGACACTTGAGGCATGAATAAAAAGACCACCCACCGCACCCGCAGGCAAACCGCTGCGCCCCAATGGCGAGGGCGCATCAAAGGCCTTGAGGAGACGCGCGCCAGAAAGACAGGCCAGACGGGGTTGGCGGTGGGTGGACAAAAGGCGAGCCGCCCGCATGCCTACACTGATGGCTCTCACACAAATCAACTTCAGCATGGGGCTACTCATGACCAAAGACGAACTGGAAACCCGAATTTTTCGGCAACAGGCCGATATCAACGCCTTACAGACGGCGCTGAATGCCTTCATGATTGCTTTGCCGCCGCAGCAACAGGAGCAAGTTCTTCAAGCACACGCAATGTTGCAAGCAGTCGCGATTGCAACGCTTGCAAAGCAAGGCGGCTCTTCACTCGCAGCACAACGCCTGATCGACGCCTCGCGCGTGCAATACGAACAACTGGACCAGGCGCGAAAGGCAATCGTGCCGAACTAGGCAAACGCGAAACGTCAACAACAAATTGCCGACTTTCAAGCGAGTACGGTGGCCGCAACTGGACACGCCGCAAGGTCGACACGTCCGCACCGCAAGCCAAAGGCAGGCTGACCTCAGCAGCCAAGAAATCTTCTTTGCTGGAGTTCAATTTGTCGTCCAGCATAGGGATGTCTTCGAGTTTTGAAGAAGCACAACACCACGTTTTGATAGATGCCGATTCACAGGGGGTCAAGGAATCAATTTCTGTAATCATTTCATTCTCCTATTGCTACGCAAGCTGTAGCGGTTTGCGGTTGATTGGCGGAGGCTTGGGCAAGTTCGGGCCAAATCTTTTGCCAATCGTCCGGGCGCAGATCGATGCGGGTGACGGCCTTCTTAGAGACATGCTCAATGCGCACAGCCAGGGCCGGGCTGGGGCGAAAGCGGCGCTCACCCTGGTCGTCGCTGGCAATCTGCGACAGGTACACCGGGTCGATACCCACCTGCGCCGCAAAGCTGCCCTTTTGGCCACGAGGAAGTCCGTTGAGGTAGTCTTTGAGTTTCATTTCGTTATGTGTTTTACATACATAAACCGAAGCATAACTCATAACTGTCAGTTATGCAAAGAACTATCTTCAGCATCATGAGCAGCGTCAACAGTCCAAGAAACAACAGAAGGCGCGAAAACTTTCGTGCTTTAGTTGTTGAGGCGGGCGGTCCAACAGCGACATCGGGGCTTATCAGCAGCCCCAAATCTCACATCAGCGCCGTGTTAGCCGGTAACGCAGGCATTGGCGACAAACTCGCCCAGAAGATCGAGCGCGCATTTGGATTGCCGGAAGGCTCACTTGATGCTGAAAAGCCCCCCGTAAAAGGGCAATTGGAGATTGCACATATCAGTGCAACACTTGAACGGTTGTTGGGAAGCGGACAAATGAGCCGCGAGGAAGTGGTTGGCATGCTGCAAACGCTGCTGGCCAGAGAGAAACTGTCCCCCAAATGAACCATGCCATCCATTCATACAAACCCGCATTTGGCGGGTTTTTTTTCGTTCACTTAAAAAAAGGTATGTGTTTTGCTTGCTTTTTAGTTATGTGTTTTACATAATCAACACATAACCACAGGAACATCCCAATCCAGAGATGCGAAGTCGGCAGCCCAGCCGTCTGTGGAGGGCACCATTTAAAGGGGTTTGTGATGAGTAGCAGCAAGGACTATCGAGTTGCGCAACCAGCCGATAAGGCGTTGATCCTGAAGGTTACGGGGCTATATGAAATCAATGGCGCGTGGGGATATGAAGGCTACATCCCGGCCTATGAAGGGTTCATCCCCGAAGGTTGGCGAAGGGTTTGGAACCCCGTGCAGCGAAACGAGGATGCTTTCGATGTCCTGGTGCGAGGCATCACGACACTATTGCCTGATCTTGCAGACCAATTGAATCTGGACGCAATTGGCACCCAGGGTGAAAAGGAAGCCGCAGTTCGCATGGCGATTGTTCACGCCGCATCGGAACAAATTGCGCTTTCCTCGGGTGATATAACACGCAAACCGAGCAATTGGATTGCGGCGGCCAAGACGATGCCGTTGCTGACGCCTGATGCAGAAGGCTTTCCTGTGTCAGCAAATGTCTTGGTGTTTTGTGCACCGGACGCCTACATGTGTGTTGCACATGCCGCTATCTTTGACGAAGTAGTTGAATGGTACGACTTGGACGGAGACCACTGTACCGGCGTAACACACTGGACGCCCCTGCCTGCTTTTCCTGATGAGGTGTTGCAGACGGGTGTACAAGCATGAGTACCACCCGCTGCCACCGCCTTTTGCAGTGGGCTGCTGAAGACCTGACTGACCCGGCCATTGCAGCCGATGAAGAGCGCCTGCAGCTTGAGCGCCAGACTGTCATCACCCGCCTGAGCCCCCACATTGAAGAGATTGTGAGTCTCGCCTGGGCGCAGCTGCAGCAGGTTCAAAAGTCTGAATCCATCGTGGGGGTGCCCGCATGAGCCACGACATCATGATTGACCTGGAGACGCTGGGCACCACCGCCGACGCGGTGATCCTGAGCATTGGCGCAGTGCGCTTTGACCTGGAAGAGGGCCGGGTCTTTGACTCCGGCCCGCATGACTGCTGCTTTTACCGCGCCATTGAAATCGACTGGCAGCCTGGGCGGCGCATTGATGGCGACACGCTCACCTGGTGGATGAAGCAGGATGCGCAAGCCCAGCAAGTGTTTACCGACCCGGCCAAAAAGATTCTGGCCATTGCGCTGCACCAGCTGGCGATGTGGATAGACCCCCAGCCGGGCAGCATGCCCACGGTGTGGAGCAATGGCGCAGACTTTGATTTGCCCATGCTCTCCCACGCTTACCGGCAGCATAGCCAGACCCCGCCCTGGGAACCCTATGCGGCCCGGTGTTACCGCACCTACAAAAACCTGCCCGGCGCAAGGGCTGTGAAGGTTGAGCGCACCGGCCTGCATCACAACGCGCTGGACGATGCCATTTACCAAGCGCAGCACCTGTGCGCCATCCACGCTGCGCTTTTTGGCCGGTCCTGTGAAATGGACGGCGTTGAACCCTTTGTACCAGTCAGCCTGCATGAAAGGGCGCAGCCATGACCTACCGCACCCTCAACTGGCTGCTGGCCTGCCTGATCGCCCTGCTGATGTCCTGCACCTGGATGCTCGACGGTCCCAGCGACATTGATGCCGCCCGCGACGTGGCTGCGGACGTGATCGACGCCCAAGCCAAAGCCTTTGCAGACGCTACCCCGAAAGGTGGCACGCCATGAGCCGCCCACAAGACCCCTGGGGCAATTGGCCCGGCCAGCGTGACAAGTGGGCCTTCCGCGCCCTGGTGGCCATCATTACCGTCTGGACGGTGGCCGTAGGCGCAGGGCTGCTGGGCTACATCGTTGGCAAGCTGCAGGGGGCTTGACCATGACACCCCAAGCCCTCATTGAGTACACCGGCACCCTGGTCAAAGATGCCCAGGTACGCAGCCGCATCATTGACCACGATGGACAAGCCGTACCCGTGCTGTGCGTTGAGCTGGAGATTGACAACCCCCAGCGCACCCACCTGCACGCCGAGCAGCGCTTTGAAGCTGCCAACCACCACCAGGCAGAGCTGGCGGCCAAGCGCCTGACCAAAGGCGCACGCATCACCCTGCACGGCCAGCTGGCCGACATGCGCCTGTTTTCAGGCAACACCACCCACATTCACCAACCCATGGAGGCAGCATGCCAAAAGTAGTTATCACCCTTGACGATACGCCTGAGCATGGCGTGTCATGCCACAGCGACTTTCAGCCCGCTGTCGGCTACCCCCTGAGCCCCGCTCAAATGGCCGCGCTGGGCATCATCATCCGCACCAACCGCGAATGGGGCGTCAAAGCCCTGCTGAGCAAGCCAGACGGTGTTGACATCGATGCGGTGCACCGCAGCCGTGAAAACGTGGTGAGGTGTGCAGCATGACCACCCCCAAACCCTACACCCCCCAGCGTGACAGCCTGCCCGCTTACGTGTGCGGCTATTTTAAAAATAACGCTGATGAAGAGCTGACGCTCGAGGACATCACCGAAAAGTTTGCTGCATCGCGTGGCAATATCCACACCCAATTGCGCCTGGCTGTGGAGGCCGGGCTACTCAATCGCTACACCAACGTCGATGGCGAATACCTCTACGCTGCAGGCCCAGCGCTGGCAAACGCCGCCAACCCGGCGGCAGACACCCCCAACACAGTGTCTAGCGGCTCCCACCACAAGCCACGCACCCCCAGCACGGTGGCCAGCACCTTTGACATCGCCAGCATAGTCATTGAAGACGGCGTACCTATCCCCAGCACCCGCCATTTGTGCGACATGCTGCCCATACTGCAAAAGCTCACACCCGGCCAAAGCGTAAAAGTACCCCTTGAGCTGCGTCACATGCTGCAAAAGCACATCACCCAGGCCCACAAGGCCCGCACTGCCGCCTACACATTACGCGCTGACAAAGCCGGTCAAACCGTGCGTGTCTGGCGTACCCAATAAGGCCACATCATGAAAGTTGAGCATTTAAATTACTGCAGGCAGTTTACTAAGCAAGCCTTAGCAATGACGGCTATACCGAGTCTTCCAGAGCTTGATCATGCAAAGATGTTGCATGCCTTGGATTTATGTCGCATATCGCAAAAATTCATACTGCCGCGTGGTGGGCACTTACTACAAGATACAGAGCTTCGCGCGCTTGATGAAACAGAGCGTTTGCGACTTCCTCACCCATTTATTGCATTGGAGTACTTGGCAAACCG